GTGCCCAACAGAGAAACAGGTTATGTATCTGATTGATGATAGAGACGAATTGCAGCGAGGATTGCGGGCACAGTTAGAAAATAACTCTGCCCAAACTGTGCCCACTGTGCCCGCATTGCCGGCCGTAAGCGTGCCGGAGGAAGTAAAGCGCGCCTTCAAGATCACCGTTGAGCATTACCAATGCCCGGCGGACGAAATACCGATCCTGCGTGCGCTAGTGCGAGCGGATCTGGAAAATGCAGCGCGTTGCTATTTGGCGCTTGAAGCGGAGCTTGTGGGATGCGCGAAGGGAATTAATGAGCGGATACGCGCGACAATCGCGGAGACGAAGGAAGCTTGATGGTAACGATCAACGTAAAGACGAATTTCCCGCAGATAGGCGCGCAATTGAAGGCGCTTGGCGATGATATCGCTACAAAAGCCGTGATCTCGGCGATCAATAAAACGATCGCGCAAGGGCGCACGGCAATGATTCGCGCGATTAGTGATGAGTTTGCAATTAAGCAGGCGGATGTAAGGCCGCAAATGATCGTGACGCGGGCACGCTTTACCAAAAGGGCGCAGGAGGCCTCGGCGACGCTGGAAGCATTCGGCCGGCGGCGCGGGCATCGCGCGCGAAACGTGATTCTGTTTAGCGCAAAGCAAGTCATCGGCAAGAAAAAAAAGCGCGTGCGATTCAAGTCTGCGCGCGGCTGGGTAACGATGGATGTGCCGATTGGCGGCGGCGTTTCAGTGCTGATTAAGAAGGGTGGCGGGCGCAAATTGATTGCCGGCGCATTCATCGCGAATAAAGGGCGCACGGTATTTATCCGCAAGCCTGGCGGCGGGCGAAAGATTAGCCCGGTAGAGACGATTGATGTGCCGCAAATGTTTAACACGCGGCGCATAAATGGGCTGGTGCGGAAAATCATAACCGAGCGGTTTCCGCGCATCTTTGAGAGTGAGGCGCGGTATTTTCTGGGTAAGTTTTCGGGAGGCTAACGTATGGATCAAGGCATGTTAGACGCGGTAATTGAAAAATTGCCGGCGCTGGTGCAGATGGCTGAGCGGACCTATACCGAGCCGGGAAGAGGGGAGGACAAGCTCAATGTCGTTCTGCAAGCAATCATCGTCATGGTGCCAGCAGAAAAGCTCGGCGAGTTTATGCAGAAGACGTGGCCTACGCTTAAATTCTACGTCTCCTCCCTCGTGGAGTTTTATTCATTCGTGGGGTTTTTTAAATCGCGCAAATCGATGACGCGTTAAGGCTGTCTGCAATAGGCGTTATTAATCGGAAAGGAGAGATTGAAATGGATTACCAATTTGAACTAGGTCAATTAGCGGTGATCGCCGAAAGCGGCGAACAAGGTAAGGTCATCGGCAGAGCCGAATATATCGACTGTCCGCCGGCGTTTCTGATTCGCTATCAGCAATCCAATGGGGTCGCCGTTGAAATGTGGTGGGCCGATAGCGCGCTTCGTGCTCCGGAGAAGCCGAGGATAGCTTGAGCAATTTCAAGTATGCGCTGGATGCGCAGGTGTTGATTATTGCCAGTGGCGAGCAAGGCGCAATCATCGGCCGGGCTGAGTATGGCGGCAGTGTAGAGCCTGAGTATTTAGTTCGGTATCGGCGGCGACCTGGCGGTAACAGCGTTGAAAGCTGGCTGAGTGAATCCGCGCTTCGTGCGGCAGAACGGAACGATAACCGTGCATAAACATACATGCCATTGGCCGGGTTGTGCAATCGAGGTGCCGCCGGCGATGTGGGGCTGTCGGAAACACTGGTATCGCTTGCCCGAGGAATTGCGGGCGGCGATATGGGCGGCGTATCGACCGGGCCAAGGTATTGATAAGAATCCCTCGGCCGAATACTTGCGCGTGGCAGAAGCAGTGCGCGCATGGATTAGCCACCATGCGCAGCGCACGCCGCCGAGCACACTCTAATTAGCATGATAAGGGAATCTAACAGGATGCTTGATCGATTGGACCGTAGAGAGCAATTCACAGATGTGCGATGGCAGCAAGGGCGGCTATTGCTGACATTGCAAACGATGAAGTGGCCCAAGGCTGAGCGCGATCGGATCGATGCAATCGAGCGACGCACGGCCTTCGCCTTTTTCAAAGGCAGCGATGAAGGGCGAAGCCGGCAATACGTTTTCGTCTTCGACTCCGAGGAGGAATGCGCGCGCGAGGTCAAGGCGCACAATGCGGCGCTAGGAAAAAGGTACTTCCAAGCCCGCTACCTCGCGGCGCGAAACGACGCGAAATCGCGCTAGCGGCTGATTTTTGCGTAGGTAAACAAACCGCGCCGACAGGTGGCGGGAGGAAGAAACGAATCCTCAATACCGGAGAGCGTAAATATGAACGAAACGAATGGTGAGATTGAGCAAGTGCAAGCGGCCAATCTGGAAGTGGTCTATTTACCCACGGATACGCTCGTGCCTTATGCGCGGAATGCGCGCACGCATTCCGATGAGCAGATTGACAAGATAGTCGCGTCTATTGACGAATTCGGCTGGACGAATCCGGTGCTGATTGATGCGCACGGCGGCATTCTGGCGGGGCATGGGCGCGTCTTGGCGGCGCTCCGCATGGGCATGGCGCATGTGCCGTGTATCTCGCTTGCGCATCTTACTGAGGCGCAGCGGCGCGCCTACATCATTACCGATAACCAGCTAGCGTTGAACGCCGGTTGGGACGAGGAATTGCTAAAGCTGGAATTGCTTGAACTGGATGGGATGGGCTTCGATTTGCCGGTGCTCGGTTTTGCCGATGATGAGCTGAAGGATTTCATGTCCGGCGATGATGCAAAACCGCCAAAAGCGCCGCCGCAATCGGGCGATGGCGGCGACGACGACGGCGATGTTATCCCTAGCCTACCGGCGCGCGTAGTAACGCGGCCTGGCGATATCTGGTGCCTAGGGCCGCATCGCTTGATTTGTGGCGATGCCGGCGATAGAAAAATAGTCACGGCGCTGATGCAAGAGAATCTAGCCGCGCTTTGCTTTACCTCGCCGCCTTACGGCGCACAGCGTGAATATGCGGAAGATGCGCCGGAGGATTGGACGCTGTTAATGAAGTCGGTCTGCAAACAATTGCCGATGCGCGAAAATGGGCAAGTGTTGATAAACCTCGGCCTTGCGCATCAAGACAGCGAATTCGTCGCCTACTGGCAGCAATGGCTTAATTGGATGCGCGTGCAAGGTTGGCGGCGGTTTGCGTGGTATGTCTGGGATCAAGGGGCGGGCATGCCGGGGGATTGGGGCGGGCGCTTTGCGCCAAGCTTCGAATTTGTTTTTCACTTTAATCGACAGGCGAGGAAACCTAACAAGATTGTGCCTTGCATTGGGGCCGGCGAAGAGAGACGGGTGCATGGTAACGGGTTGCGAAAGCCGGATGGCGCACTTCGCGATTGGAGTCATGAAGGCAAGCCCACGCAGAGCCATCGCGTTGCAGATTCAGTGGTGCGCATTCCAAGACAGCACGGGGCCATTGGTAAAGACATAGATCACCCGGCCGTGTTTCCGCGCGCGCTGCCGGCGCATTTCATGCTGTCCTTCAGTGATCCGGACGAGATTTGCTATGAGCCGTTTTGCGGATCAGGCACCAGCTTATTAGCGGCGCAGGAAACCGGGCGGATACTGCGCGCGGTGGAAATCGCGCCGGCTTATGTGGATGTGGCGCTGATTCGCTTTAGCCGGGCTTATCCCGATATTCCGATTGCACTCAATAACAGCGGCGAAAGTTTCGAAGTAGTAGCGGCACGTCGCTGGGCCGAGGTGCCCGATGACGCGGTAGTGGAATGAATATTCTCGATCCGAATGAAACGCGCGCGGCGGCGATCAATGTGCCGCAAATCGAAATGCGCGATGTGCATTCCTTATTGCCCTATGCGCAAAATGCGCGCACGCATTCGCCGGCGCAGATTGAGCAAATCGCCGCGTCTATTCGCGAATTCGGCTGGACGAATCCGGTGCTGATTGATGGGCGCGGCGGCATTGTAGCGGGGCATGGGCGCGTGCGGGCGGCGCAACTGCTCGGCATCGCAGCGGTGCCTTGCGTCTGCTTGGCGCATTTAAATGAAGCACAGCGGCGCGCCTACATCATTGCGGACAATCAGTTAGCGTTGAACGCCGGGTGGGACGAGGAATTATTGAGATTGGAGTTAAGCGAGCTAGACGCTATTGGGTATGAGCTGCCGGTGATTGGTTTTTCCACGGACGAATTGGAGGAGTTCTTGCGGCTGGCGGTGCCGCTCGATGCGATGCCTATCTTACCGGATGGCGATCGCGGAGCATTTCAGCAGATGACGTTCACATTGCACGATAGCCAAGCGGAGCGCGTAAGTGCAGCGATGGCGATCGCGGCCGCAATGGGGCCTTATGGCGATTCGCCAAATCAGAATATGAACGGCAACGCGATCGCGCGCATCTGCGAAAAGTTCCTTGCTCACTATGGCAATCACCGCTAAATCGTTGGTAGTAGCGCCGATCTGCGCGGCGGACGCGAACGCGTTCATTCGCCGGGTGCATTACAGCGGCAAGATAGTATGTAATAGCCAATTGCACCTAGGCGTGTTTCTCGATGGCCGCTTAGAAGGCGCTATGCAATTCGGGCCGTCCATCGATAAGCGCAAAATTCAAGGGCTGGTGGCTGATACCGCATGGAACGGGTTCATCGAATTAAATCGCCTGGCTTTTAGCGAGCGATTGCCACGTAATAGTGAAAGTCGCGCGATTTCCATCGCAATGCGGCTTTTTCGAAAGAATTATCCACATATCGAATGGGTGATTTCCTTTGCGGACGCTACGCAGTGCGGGGATGGTGCCATTTACCGCGCGAGCGGTTTCGTGTTAACCGCGGTGCGCGCTAACAATGCGCTATGGATTGCGCCGGACGGAGCGAGCGTAGTCCATGAATTATCGACGCGCACCGGCAAAAGGGCCATTACTACCGCCGTGCTGAATAGCGGCGGTGCCTCAATGAAGGCGTACAAGGCAATGGGCTATAAGCAGTTGGCGGGATTCCAATTACGATATTTGTATTTTTTGAATCCAGCGGCGCGCGAGCGGCTATGCGCGCCGGTCCTACCCTTCGCAATGATCGATAAGATGGGCGCGCGCATGTATCGCGGCAAGCGTCCCGATGAGTTAACGCGTCCGAAGCGGGCAATGGCCGGCGACCAGTCGGCACAGCGGGGGTTCGACTCCCACCCGGACGCTCCAATTGATAGCGCGGGCTGATATGGGCGAGCGAGTTACCCTTAGCGAGTTAGCCCGGCGTTTAGGCTTTAACCGAAGCTATATCCATAAGCTGAAGTTGCACGGCGTGCTGCAATTCGATCAAGCGGGCTTGATCGATGAGGACGCCGCGCGCGCGGCAATGGCGGCAAACAAAGACTTGGAAAAAGAGTACATGACGGAGGTGAATCAGCGGCAGCGGGAGCAAGGCGCTAGCGCGCGCGAGCCGCCGGACGAACCGCCGAGTAATAATGTCAGCTATGCGCGCGCGAAAACGATGGAAAAGATTTTCGACGCAAAGATCGCCCAGCTGGACTACAAAGAGCGGTGCGGCGAATTAGTCGACGCGCACGCCGTGGCGAAGGTGGTAACCGACGCCGCTTCAATCATTCAAACGTCGCTTGAGCGTATACCGGACCGCCTGGCCGAGCGCGTGGCGGTGGAGAGTAATCCGGTGGAGTGCCACGCGCTATTGACTGCGGAAATGGATGCAGCGTTAGCCGAATTGACGGCGCTATGCGATCGCCTGGCGGCGCAGGTGAAAGCGTGATGGGCGCGACAGAGCCTTTCATCGTATCGGACGCGGGCGTAGTTGCCGATAGTTTAGTATGGCGCGCGCTCGCGAACGGATTTCGGCCTGCGCCGAGGATTTCCGTCAGCGAATGGGCGGATGCGCATCGCCGCCTGCCTAGTAAGGGCGCGGCCGAGCCGGGCCGCTGGCGCACTGCTCGCGTGCCATATTTGCGCGAAATCATGGACTGTCTCTCGGCCATTCATCCAGCAAAGCGCGTGGTCTTCATGAAGTCGGTGCAATCGGGCGGCACCGAAACGGGAAATAATTGGGTCGGCTGGTTCCTCGATACGCAGAAATCACCAATGCTAGTCGTACATCCTACGCTTGAGTTAGCGGAGCGGTGGAGTAAGCAAAGACTGGCGGCAATGATCGAGGATACGCCGCGCTTGAAAGCGGTGGTGCGTCCATCGCGCGAGCGCGATAGTGGCAATACGACCTTGCTAAAAGAATTTCCCGGCGGCGTGCTTATTATTGCCGGCGCGAATAGCGGCGCCGGTCTGCGCTCGATGCCGGCGCGCTATTTGATGCTGGACGAGGTAGACGCCTATCCGTTCGAAATCGAAAACGAGGGCGATCCCGTGAAGCTTGCCGAAGGACGCACGACGACTTTTGCACGCTTTAAAGTTTTCCTGAATAGCACGCCGACGACCGAGAGCTTATCGCGGATTAACGCCGAATATCTGGCGTCGGACCAACGGCGCTACCTCGTGCCATGCCCGCATTGCGCACATAGGCAGGCGCTTATTTGGGACAACATGAATTGGCCGGCGGGCCGACCGGAGGAAGTGCGCTATATCTGCATCGAATGCGGCGCATTGATTGGCGAACATCAAAAGCCGGCGATGCTAGCCGCCGGCGAATGGCGTGCGCAATTTCCCGCGCGGCCGGTGGTCGGATTCCATATCAATGCGCTCTATACGCCGATCGGCTTAGGCAAATCGTGGGCCGAGCTGGCGCAGCAATTCGAGGAAGCCGGCAATGATCCGCTCAAGCATAAAGCATTCGTCAATTTGCGCTTAGGGCTTGTTACCAAAGATCCGAACGAAAAACTAGATTCCGAAGAATTGCAGGAGCGCGCCGAAGCCCGCGCCGTGCGCACCGTGCCAAAGGGTTGCTTGGCGCTTACCGCCGGCATCGATGTGCAAAAAGATCGGTGGGCGGTGAATATTCTCGGGTGGGGTCGCGGCTCGATTTGCTGGATTATCGATTGGTTTGAATTGCCGGGTGATCCTACCAATGCAAAAGATTGGGAATTACTCGAAGCGCGCGTGCTGGAACCGATGCAAAACGCCTATGGGGTGCCGATGCGAGTCGAGCGCGTGGCCGTCGATTCGGGATATTTGCAAGATGATGTAATTCACTTTACGCGCGCGCGGCAAACACGCGGCTGGTTCGCCGTGAAAGGCGGTACGGATATCGGCAAGCCCATCATTACGCGCGCCTCGCGAGTCGATTATACGTGGCGCGGCCGTACCATCAAGCACGGTGCGGAGCAATGGCAGGTAGGCGGGCATACGGCGAAAGAATGGCTGTTTACGCGTCTCGCTGCTGATCGTGAGCGGTCTATGGGTGAACGCCTGGTGCGCTTCCCGGCCCATTTGGGCGTGGTGTTCTATGAGCAGTTAACGGCCGAGGTGTTCGATCAGGTGCGGCGGCGCTTCGTCAAGATCCGCGAGCGCAACGAGGCGCTGGATACTTTCGTTTATGCAATCGCGGCCGCATGGCATCCATTGATGCGGATTCATACGTGGCAAGAAGTGCGATGGGCCGAGCGTGAAGCGGTATTTGAGCCGCAAGGGGATTTATTCGCGAACGTGCCGGCAATCATTACGCCGCCGGTGGAGGAAAAGAAAACCGAGGAACCGGCCAAGGTCCATAGCCTAGCTACCGAACGGCTAAAGCAATTACACGAACGCTATTACGAGGTAGTCCATGATGACTAATCCACGCGATTTGATTCGAGACATTTTATTGCGCGTGCGCGAGCGCGACGAACAATTCACCGAGCAAATGGCCTTGCAGGTGGAGGAGGAAATACGGCTCGAATGGGCGGGCGAGCGCGTCTATATTGGCAAGCGCAACGCGGAATTAGCTCGCAAAGCGCGCGCCCAAGGCGCGGGCGCTAAGGAGCTGCAGGAGCGTTTCGGCATCAAACGGCGATGGGCCTATCAAATCATGCGGAAGTTTTAGCCGGTTTTGATTGGCGCGCGACAACGCGCTTTAGCGCATCATTCATGCGGGTTTGCCATCCTGCGCCAGTCGCGCGGAAATGGCTGAGCACGATGCGATCCAAGCGCAGCGTAACCACCTCCTTAGTCGCTGCCTTTTGCGGGCCGCGTTGGCCGATACGGCGCTTTTCTGCTAACGCTTCGCGCACCGCTTTGACGCCGCCACCTTTCGTAACCACGGCATCCTTCAAATAGGCTTTGACGGCCTTTGGATCATTCGGATCATAGGGGCAATCAGGATCATTGCCATGCGCTGGCGCAGCGGCAATAGTTGCTTCAATAAACGCTTTGCTAAATCGCTTTTTTCCAGAATTCGCGGGTTTCATGTTTGTAAGCCTCCCGGCAAGAAAATACGTGCGCACCTGTTTTTCGTTCCGTCCATAGCAGCAGAACCACACGGCTATGCAACAGTCCATAGGTACGAATGCGCAACTCTCCGTAACTCTGGCGATCATCATCTTTACTCAGCATCGGTCCATCAAAAATCGGCTCGCATTCGGCAAGATCAATGCCATGCTTGCGCAAATTTTCGATTCGTTTTTTTTCGTCCCAAGTAATCATAGAGGCATTGTACATACAAAAAGCTAATGATGCAAAGTTTTTTGTATGTACAAATAAAGAAAGTGCATTTTTTTGCCTTATTTTTTGCTGCGCAGCGTGGCATGTTGCGCGCTTATGAATATCCCGAATCAAGAGCCTACGTGCTTTGTTGCCGGCGACACAGTCGAATGGCAGCGCACATTCAGCGACTATCCCGCTTCTGATGGCTGGGCGTTGGCTTATACCTTCGTGAATGCCGGCAATCGGCAGCAAGTAAACGCGGTGGCGGATGGCGCGACGCATCGGGTAATGATCACGGCCGAGGATAGCGCGACGTGGAGCGCTGGCGACTATGATTGGCAGGCGACGGTCACGCAAAACACGATTCGCTATACCGTCGGCAAAGGGCGAACCGCAGTCAAGCCTAACTTCGCAGCTACGGGCGCGGAAGGCTTTGACGCTCGCAGTTACGCGCGCCGCCTGCTCGAAGCCATCGACGCACAATTGGAGAATCGCGCGACGCAGAATGAACTGGATATGGTCGAGTACAACATCGGCATGCGCGGCTTGCGGCGCAGCGAGGAAGGGTTGCTAACACTGCGCGGCCTGGTGGCCGGGCGAGTGTGGAGCGAAGAACATCCGGGAGAATTCGGCGTAACAATTCAAGGCGTATTTTCATGACGCCGCGCGCGATCCTACCCGGCGTGATGGATTGGTTGCGTAAGCGTTGGCGCAAGCAGCCGGAAATCCGCAAATATGCCGGCGCGGAGCAATCCGATTTATTAATGGATTGGATCGTCGGCGGCCTCACAGCAAATCAGGAGTTGCGCGGCGATCTGCGCTTATTGCGCAATCGCGCGCGCGATCTAGCAAAAAACGAAGCGACCACGCGGCAATACTTGCGCCTGCTCCGCAATAACGTCATCGGCCCGACCGGTATTAAGATGCAAGCGCGTTGCCGATATTCGAACGGCAATCTCAAAAAACCGTTGAACGATCAACTCGAAATGGCGTGGAAGCAATGGTGCAAACGGCCCACGGTCGATGGGCGCGGTAGTTTAATTACATTGCAAAACTTATTACTACGCACCGTGGCGCAAGACGGCGAAGCTTTTCTGTTGCAGCACGAGGGTTTCGATAATGCGCACGCCTATGCGGTCGAGGCCATCGACGCGGCGCTCATTGATCACGAATTAAGCCGCACCGTGCGGGATGGCGCGAACGCGATTGATCTTGGCATTGAGCGCGACGCCTTCGGCCGGCGCGTGGCGTATTGGTTGCGGCCTACGCCTACCGATCGAGCGCGCCGGCGCATTGATGCAAAGCGTATGCTGCATCTCTACATTCCCGAATTGGTCGATCAGGTGCGCGGCGCTAGTTGGTTAAACGCGGCCGTGAAACCGTTGCGCCATTTAGATGGCTATTGCGAGGCGGAGTTAGTCGCGGCGCGCGCGAGTGCGGCAAAGCTAGGTGTGGCAAAAGCGAACGATCTTTTCAATCCGGACGCAAAGCTAGACGATGTAAAGATGCGCTTTCGCGCCGGCACGCTGCATCTATTGCCGCCGGGCTATGAGCTGCAGGACTGGTCGCCCGATCATCCTAGCGACGCCTTTCCCAATTTCACCAAAAGCGTACTGCGGCAAACCGCCTGCGCGCTCGGCGTGAGTTATAACGCGCTAGCGAACGATCTCGAAGGCGTGAATTATTCCTCAATGCGCTCAGGCTTACTCATTGAGCGCGACGAATGGCGCGGCTTGCAAACCTGGTGGATGGAGGAATTCTTACAGCCGATCTTTGAGGCGTGGCTGCGCTCGGCGCTGTTCGTGGGCGCGGTGACAGGGATACCCGGGCAAGCGCCAACGCCGGATATGTACGAGGTGAAATGGTTGCCGCGCGGCTGGGCATGGGTTGATCCGTTGAAAGATGTGCAGGCGAGTATCTTGGCGATCAATAACGCGCTAGCGAGCCGCGACGAGATATTAGCGGAAACCGGCGGCGACTTTGAGGAAATTCTAGAACAGCTTGCCGACGAGGAAAAAATGCTAGACGCCGCCGGTATTGAAATACCTGCGCCGGCGTCCAGCGGGTCGGCAAATGCAGCGAGCGCGAATGCGGAAAGCGATGCGGCCGCGAAAGAGGAAGCAAATCGCTATCAAGGGAGGCTACTACAGTGAAACGAGTTATGAAGCTGCCGAAATTATGCCGGGTGCAAACGTTGGAGCTGCGCCCGATCAAGCGCGCCGATGATAGCGAGGATGAAACCCGCTACGAGATCGCGATTTCGAGCGAGCACGAGGTGGAGCGCTGGTACGGCACCGAAATTCTGGAGCACAGCAAGGGCGCTATCGATCTATCACGCATGAAGGAAGCCGCGCCGCTCCTACTCGATCACTACACGACCGATCATATCGGCGTCGTCGAAAATGTTCGACTCGATGATGACAAAGTATTGCGCGGTGAGATGCGATTTTCTAAATCGCAGCGCGGCCAAGAAGTGGAGCAAGACGTAAAAGACGGCATTCGGCGCAGCGTATCGGTCGGTTATTTCGTCGATGAGTATTTGGAGGACGTAAAAGAACAGCGCTATACGGCGACGCGCTGGATGCCGGTCGAAGTCTCGCTTGTGGCAATTCCCGCCGATCCTACCGTCGGCGTGGGTCGTGCATTGGGTACCGAGGAAGTGCGAGATGTGCGGATTCGTTTTGATGAACCAGTGGGCCGCGAGGCCTCGGCAACTACGGAGGTAATTATGGAGCAGCAAGCTAAAAGCCCGGCCCAAAATGCGGAAACGCCAGCAGTAGCACAAGCGGCAGCCGTGGATTATCGGCAAGCCGCGGAAGTCGCGCGCGTCTGCAATGAGCACGGATGCCCGGAATTGACGGCGGACTATATCAGCCGGCAAGTGAGTCTAGAAGTCGTCTGTCGCGAGATCCTCGCGCGGCGGCGGGAAGCGCCAGTGCAGCGGCAAGCGGCGGAGCTGCGCTTGGATGTTGCGCCGAAGTCGTGGAAAAACTATTCATTGGTGCGGGCGATCCGCATGGCCGCAGCGGTCGCCGATGGCTCCGGCCGCTTCGACGGCGTCGAGCGCGAGGTTTCGGACGAAATCGCGCGCCAATTGCCGGGCGATTATAAGCAGCGCGGCGGCTTTTTTCTGCCGTTGCGCACGCGTGCCGGATTAGATTCGAAAACGCCTACGGCCGGACAGGAATTGAAATTCACCGAGCCGGGGGAATTCATCGATCTATTACGCAACGCGTCCGTTGCCGTGCGATTAGGCGCGCGCGTGTTGAACGGGCTACAGGGGCCGGTGAGTTTTCCAAAGCAGACAGGCGCAGGCACGGCGGTCTGGGTCGCGGAAAATCCGGGCACTGATGTAGCGGAATCAGAGGCAACGCTAGGCGCGGTCGGATTAGCAGCGAAGACGCTGCAATCGACCACGAGCTATTCGCGCCAATTGCTGGCGCAAAGCGTCATCGATGTCGAGCAGATGGTGCGCGATGATCTGACCGCTATTCATGCGCTCGCATGGGATAAGGCGGTGTTGCATGGCAGCGGTGGCAATCAGCCGACGGGCATTTATAACCTGGCCGGCGTGAACGCTGTTGATATTGCGGGCGTGCCGACGTGGGGAAAAGTCATCGATATGATTACCGAAGTGGCAACGGACAACGCGATTCTCGGCTCGCTAGGATGGGCGACAACGCCGGGCTTGGCTGGCGTATTGATGCAAACCTTGATCGCGTCGGCGGCCGGCTCGGCGATGATTTGGCAAGGCCGTATCGATGACGGAATGCTCGCCGGCTATACGGCGGTGGCGTCTAATCAACTGGCGTCGAATATGGGCATCGGAACGAATGAGCACGGTATTATTTTTGGCAATTGGGCTGATGTATTGGTAGGCACTTGGGGCGCGCTGGAAATTATCGTTGATCCGTATCGCCTGAAAAAGCAAGCGATGATCGAGGTCACCTCGTTCGAGATGGTGGATATTGCCATACGGCACGCGGAGAGCTTCGCCAAGGGCACCGGCGCGCTATTGACGGCTGGCCCATAGCGCGCGCGCCGGGTCGCGTAGTGCATGGAATGTGACACAGTAGAGGAGTGCAGAGCATGAAAGTGAAAGTCTTGCGTGGTGTACGTTTGGAGTCGGGAAAGGACGTTTTTCCCGGCGAGGAAATCGAGCTATCGGAGCAAGAGGCAAAAGTGCTAGCGCAGCGCGGCGCGGTGCAATTGCCCGAAGCAAAAGCACCGGACCCGGCACAGGGCGAGGAGGGCGCGGCGCCGTGAAAGTCAAAGTGCTGCGCGGCTTCTGTTTAGAGTCGGGCAAAAATGTATTTCCCGGTGAAGTCATCGAAATGGAAAAAGCCAAAGCGCTGGTGGAAGTGCACAAAGGCCGCGTAAAGCCGATCGAGGAACCGCGCGAGCGGGTAATCGAAGACCGCGATCCGAAGACGCATAGGCGATAAATGTTCGAAGACCTTGGCGTGTTTTTTAACGAATTCGCGGTCGATGCGAGTTTTACGCCGGCCGGCGGCACGGCAGAAACCGCCAAGGTGATATTTGATTCACCCGATGAAACGGTCTTCGGCGATCGGGTGATGACTACCGAGTATTTGATTACGTTACCGCAAAGCGTGTTCGTGAGCTTAAAGGGCGGCGATGTCCTCACCATAGGCAGCAAAAGCTATAAGGTCCGCGAGGTGCGGCTTCAGGATGATGGCTTAATCAAACAGGCGAGCTTGAGCAGAATGTAATGGCGTCGATTCGGGAACAAATCATATTAGCGGTGCGGGCCAAGCTGGAGGCGTTACAAACCCTGCCGGCGACGAGTATTTTTCGCAGCCGGCAAACTGCCATTACTCGCGAGGAATCGCCTTGCGCCGTGCTGCGCAAATTGGTCGAGCCTGCGCCGGAAAATCGCAATGTGGACGAGCGGCGCTTGGAATTCGTGGTTGAAATTTATACGCGCGGCGATGATGCGGAAGCGGAGGCCGATCCGATCGAAGCGGAAATTCACGCGGTATTGATGGCGGATCGCGCGCTAGGCGGGGTCTGCACATTACTCTTGCCAGCCGATACGATTTTCGAGGGCGCGGCCGCCGATCAGCCGGCGCACCGTACTGAAATGCACTTTAGCGCCATGTATCGCGCGGATTCGAATGACCTAGGAAAACCGGCGTAACGAAAAGGAGATCGCAACATGCAGCAATATCAATTTGGAAAAGGTCGGGTGTATCTTGCGGAAAAAGATCCGACGACGGCACTACCTGGGGCGCTTTATTGGCTCGGCAATGTTGCCACGCTCACGCTAACGCTAGAGGTGGAAAATCTCACCCATGTGGAGAGTTATACAGGGAAAAATTTGGAAGACGTTCGCCTTCCGATTTCTCAAAAAGCGAGCTTCACCGCGCGCGCCGAAAACTTCGATGTTGACGCGCTAGCATTTGGCCTCTACGGGAAAACAGTCTCTGTCACCGGTGCGCCAATCACAGGCGAAACATTCCCGGATGATCTCGTTGTCGACGATGAGGTCGCGCTGAGGAATCCGAAAATTTCCTTGCTGACGATCAAAGATAGTGCCACAACGCCGGTGCCCTTGGTGCTGGATACCGATTACGCGATCCTAGACGCCGATACTGGCCGAATCAAGATTTTGAATGTAGGCACCTATACGCAGCCGTTTGTCGCCGACTACACCTACGGGGCGCGTAAAGAAGTGGGTATGTTTCTATCGCCGCCACCGATTCGATGGCTACGGTATGAAGGGATCAACTTAGTCAACGGGAAAAAAGTGGTGTTCGAATTATTCAAAACGCAAATCGATCCGATGTCGGAATTGCCGTTTATTTCCGATGGAAATACGGTGGCCGGTTACGATCTGAAGGGCGGCGCGCTGCTGGAACCGCTTATCTTGCCGACCGATCCGCTCGGGCAATTTGGTTGTATCCGTGATCTTGCATGAACGCCGACCGATTAACGCTAGGCGGGCGCGAATTCGAGCCGATGACCGTAACCACGATCGAGCATGATTTTTGGTTGATGTCGCGGATACGCGCCGCCGGCTTGGATGCGATGGAGAAAGGCGCGGAAGAATCGCCGGAGGAATTTGTTGCGAGGATCATGCACCAGGTTATCGATTCGGGTAGCGCCTTCGCGGTAATGGGCGGCATGCTAATGCCGGCGCAATTGCCACCGCAACAATGGACGCCGGCTATCGCTGACGAGACGGCGAAATTCATTCGCGAATTAACTGACCCCATCGATAAAGCGAAAGTGCAATCGCAAATGATAGCGATCCTAATCGGTTTTTTCGCAAACGGGCTGACCTCCTTGACGACTTCCCGGAAATCTTCGGGGCGAATGGAGCGCCGGCCCGGGATCGCGGCGACCTAGGCGTTGGTATGTGGTCGCCGCTGGTGCGGGAGTTAGCCGGCGGCGATTATGAGAAGGCTTTAGCTATTAGCCGCTGGCCAATACGTGAGGCCTTGATGGGCTATCTACTGCATTTGCAACGGTCTGCGCTCGACCATTACCGCATGGAATTCTTGGCGTGGGCGAGCATGGCGCCGCATTCAACGAAAAAGATCGAACCGCCGGCATTACCGGAAATCCTAAAGCGCTGATATGGCCAACGAAGCGAAGATCAAGTTATCTGCGGAAGGCGTCGAGCAAGTCGTCAACGCCTTTCGCAAGGTACAGCGAGAAGCCGAACGCACCGGCAGCCAAGGCGCAAAGGGGATTGACGCACTCAATAAATCGCTAAGTAGCCTCAAGACAATTGTGGGGGCGATTAGTATCGGCGCGCTCGTGGTGCATTTGAAGCAAACCGCAACGGCCGCTATTGACGCGGCGGACGCGATCGGTGATCTAGCAGAGCTTACCGGCGCGACAACCGAAACCATGTCGATGTTTGCGTTGGCGGCGCGTGAATCGAATGTCTCGATGGAGTTGTTAACAAAAGGCATTGTTAACATTGCACTGCAACTTGACGCATTGAAGGGCGGCAACGTAGCAGCTAAAAACACTTTCGACCGACTCGGTTTCTCAGCAAAAGATTTTGTCGGGCTAAACTTCGATGAAGCATTAACAAAAATCATACTCCGATTGGGTGAACTAGGCGGCGAGGAAAATAAAGTCGCGGCTGTCAGTGACTTGCTTGGTAAAAAGAATCTGGATCTAATGGAAGTCTTCGGCAAGGTTGCAGATGAGGGAATTGATAAATTACATGATCGCACCAAAAAGCTTGGTGCTTTGTTCTCGAAGGACATGACCGACGCGGCGGACAGGACAAAAAAGGCGCTCGCCGATATGGAGGCAAAAAGCCAAGCGGCAACGG